CCCTGAGAGAATTGCTGCATAGCAGCCATCATTTGTTGTTCCTGCTGCACCATCGCCGCGATCTGCAGAAGCCAGTTTTGCAAAATCTTAGTCTGCATCGGATTCATAAACCCAAGTGCCATCGAGTTTTGCATATAGTTCTGGAGCTTCGCTAAATGCTCCTGAGCCGGCTCGACGGGGCCGCCCTGCGGCACTTCGTTGTTGAGGATCATCGCAATTACATCCTCTGCCATCAATTTAGGGCCGGGCATCGGATCGGGCGGAGCTTGCCAATACTTGTCGGGATCAAAATCCAGGGCTTTGGTTTTGTCGCGCAAGAGTTGGTACATTTTAGGAAGCGTAGTGAGGCCAGCCTGATAAGCCAGAGGAGTAAACGCCAGAGAGATAATTTCCGTCAAGCTCTGCGAAAGTACCTGCTTGTTGGTGTTTAATAGCGTGGCTTTGAATTCCCAATCGACATCGACGTTTAAATCCTCGCGTTTGATATCGACGTAGGCACTTTCCCCTTTTTCGCTAAAACCAATCGTTCTGATTTCTTTGACCGCCGGTAGAAAACGCCTATTTAATCGGTGCATAAGCTCGAACACATCACCGTAGAATTCAAACACGCGCCGCAGCACTTGCTCGGCCCGCGAATCTGCTTGACCGAGAAGAGCGAGGGTAGTTCCCTGGGTGCGAAATGCACTAGCCTTGCCCGTAGGAACGCGGCCATAACTCGCCTGCGATTGCATCTCAATCATTTCGACAAATTGCTGAAGTAGCGTAATCGTATTGAGTGAAAACGTAGAGTCCTTATTCGGGAAAGAGGGTAGTTGAAGATCGTGTTGGGGATCATCGAGCGGGATACCGATTCCGGGTTCCAAATAAATCGGTTCAGCTTTCATTCCCGATCCTGCCCTGTAAGTAAACCAAGGCATATTGGTTAACGTACCCCAATCGAGATGTTGTTCGATGGCCGTCTGCATGCCGTCCTGGAGAGATTCGACAAACTCAGAATTAGAAATGCCCAAAACTCTATTAGGAATGCGAATGTAGGCGTTATGAATTATAGGGCGCTTGATGGGCAAACCCGGATATATTTCCGAAAGGAGCGCGACCTTCATAGTAACTTCAGGCTTTTCAAGAATCCATACAATAACGTCCTCATCGAGTCCGTCGCCATTGACATCGAGCCGGCAAAACCGCATAATTCCCGATCTGTCTTCACGTCCCGAAGTTATACTATCCTCGGTTCCCTCGATCTCGTCTTTTTGCCTTTTTTCCTCATCGGCTTCTTCGCCGCTTCCAACGATAGATTTACCGAGTCTGATATTTTCCCAGTCGTCTTTACTCACTTGATCGTAGGTTTTATCGTCGACTCGTCTTTTGATGGTATCCAGATTTGCGCGAAAACGCATATCCACCCACGGAGCGCCTTCAGGATTGAAACCAGATGGTGGTTGAAGGTTAGCAGAGCGAGAAGGAAATATCACATCATCAAAATCAAGAATACGGACAGATGGACCGTCAAAGACAGTAGCCGTTGTAACGATGCAGGCATCGATTTCTCCGTCCTCTGTATCGTAAAAGGAGACACGGGCCGTACGCTTCTTTTTTTCGTCATCCAAATAAATGACTTCCCATTCATAACCATCCTCGTCCTTCATGGACTGCGTAGACCCAATACCGTACATCGTTTCGAGATGGACTAGAAATTGAACAATGATAGGCTCGGCGGGATCAATAGCGGGCAATCGTCTGACATCGTGGTAGGTCTGGCGTTCCTTTACGTACTGAATATAACCGTAGACCGCCTCATCCTCGACGAAATTAGTAGTAAAGGTGTCAATATTGGATTCACCTGCATTCTCAATAAAAAACTGGTAGTCTAAAACAGAATTGATCGCCTCTTCATTCCCGGCGTTGCGTTTCTGTTTTGCCTTCGCTTCGCACATTGGACGAATTGATTTTAGCGCATTCTCAATCGTGCCTTTTATTTTTAGATTAACGATTTGCATGATGGGCAGAAATACCTGGGCCGCGTTCTTCCAGGGCCACACTTTAGGAGCCATCCATCCCATGAGTTTATTACGGCGAGCCTTTCGCATCTGCGTGCGAAGATTGCGATTTTGAATTTCTTGATTATGAGTATTGAGAATCCAGGTAGCTAATTCTTTGTTATCTTTGATTTTGAATTTTCGGCGCCGAAGCGGGCGAGTCTGAGTCTTCGGCGGCTCCGGCGGAGCATCTACGAGATTTAATTCCGGCTTTTCGTTTTCGAGTTCAGGCATTTAATTTAAACCGTTACCATATCGTCGGTTCAAAAACTATAATTCTACTAGGCAAGGGAAATTGATTAGCGTTTTTGAATTCAAAACAATCATATTCACCATGACAAAAGCAGTCAATTGTCGGCCAGGGCCAATCGTTAAATTCAATTTTATCGACTGGCTTTTGACACTTAACACAAAAAAACTCAGTTCTACAACCGCTCTTTGACCAAGATTCGCGGGTGTTCGTATTATCCATACGCCGAACTCCTTTCCTCCCTGGTGCCTCGGATGATGTGGCCGGCCATCATCATTGAGGAGTATGTAAAATTCTCATTGGCAAAATATTTTATCATCGTGGGATAATCATCCCCTTTTTCGATTGGCGTTGGCTTTGGATCTTTTGTGTTTCTGCTGTCGTTCACCCATTCATCCCAAATATAGTTTTTCATCTGGCGATTGGCAAGATGGCAAGTATTAAACATCGTGAAACGGGAACGAAAAGTGCGAGGGTCGGGTTTTAATAAATCTATCACTTTATCTTTGCCGGTTTCAAAATCAGAATTGGCAATCTTACAACGGATTCCAACGTCGTCAAAAGATTCGCGATATGTAACATGGCGCCGTCCATCACGTCTAGCGGACTGGCCGGCCATTTTAGGATCAATTAAACGCGCGGTAATCGAAAGATGGAGATTTTCCTCGAAGGGAAATATTAGATCTCTGACGACTTCAGGAGAGGCGTCGATTTCTTTGTGAGCGATCAAACAAGCATCATCGAATACGTTCACCGAAATCCAACACATCATGTGACCCTTTCGCGGATGGGGATCAAGAACGAATACAATCGGGTTTTTATACCACTGCGGATCAGGCTCAATGAAGTTGTTGTATTTGGTTATCTGATTTCCGCCGCATGTCGCGCAACAATTCCCGACCCGATCGGATTTTGAGGCAATCGTGATACCGTTGCATTGAAAGCACCAAGTACGCGGGACATCAGTATAGGTCGGATAAATCTTTCCGGTTAAGTGCATAAACCCGCCGCGAAATCTGACTTCCTGCTCTACCGCTGTCAATCCTTTTTTGACTTTTTCGATTTCCGCCGGGTCGAGGATTTTATTCTCCTCGGTATAAAGAACGAGGGATTTTACGTCTGGATCTTTTCCCGGACCATCCAATCCACGCTCGTACACATCGTAAATCCAGCTACCGCGAAGCGCTCGACCCGGATTGTCCGAGGGAGTGAAACCAGAATAAAGTTGACCTCCGGTATCGATGGTACGCATGAAATTCTCACGATAGATGTCATTTGGGGGAGGTTCATCGTGAATAACGCGATGAAGAGACACGCCGCCGAAATCGCCAATATCTTGGTCATAAGACATAATCCTCATCGTGCAGCCGCAGGTAAGAGTCAGCGTGCGATTTTGCACGCTCCAGCTCTCATCCCACTGCCCTTTAAATAAAAAGCGGCGAGGTATCCAGCCCCAATGACCGAATTCCCCTCCGGGTGCTCCCCGCCCGTTCCACTGATCCCATTGCAGTTTAGGCTTGATAACCGGCTCCCAGGTATTTGTCAACGATTCGCAAACAAGGCGCACACGCATGGGACATAGAATTTTTTCTTTTGGGTAAATCGCAATACGATTCGGATTTTCTTCGAGCATGCAAAACGGAATTACTCCCGTCATGCAAATGACCGTATCGGCAAGAATGGAATCGGTTTTCGTGCTTCTATTTCCGCCCGCGACAAGCACTTCCTTTTCCGTTGCTAAATGAATTTGAAGAACACGAGGGGAGACCGGCTGATAATACGAGAGCTGGTCGACCTGGCGGGCAAGACGCTTTTTTTGCGCTAACTCTTCGGCAAAAACCCGGATTTGCTCCTTGGACAGAGTTTCCAAAATCGGCTCGATTTGATCCTCTTCCGTCAACCGAATCAAATCGTCGATAGTGTAGGGGGTGGACTTGGAAGTCACTTTAGGGATTCATACGCCTTTTCGGTTTTTCTTGCAAGATGCGAGTTTTAACGTTGACAAAATTTCCCTGA